AGCAGCTTTAGGAAACTTTTTCATCTGACCAAGAGATCTTGCACAATAACTTTTCTTTCTAGCTCCACCACCTGGTTGAGGTGCTTTTAAGTTAGAGCCAGTTTTTCTATTAATCATTTTACGCCCTTTAGCAGTAAGACCACCTTTCTTAGACTTACAACCATTTTTGATTGTACAGCCTTTCATAGCTCCTTTCTTCTTACTACTTTTCTTAGTTGCCATTATCCTTTCTTTTTAGCTTTAGGTTTAGTATGTGTATAACCAAGTTTTTTCATACGTAAATGATCAGCCATTTTTTTAGCCATAGTACCTTTACCTGTTTTAGGATTGTACATCATATGAGCTTTAAACTTCTTCTTAGCACCACCTTTTTTTAATTTAGGAACTGCAGTTTTTGCCATTGGCTTTGCATATCTTGCCATACTATTTCTTTTTAGTTTTTCTTTTTTTAATTGAACTAGTTCTTCTACCCATACCAGTTCTTTTCTTTTCAGCAACAGCTTTAGCTTTTTGAGATTTAGATAAAGACCCCCATGTTCTGGGAGTCTTTTTAGAAATCTTTTTAGTAGGTCTACACTTCTTAGTTTTCTTATTCTTAGAAGAACCACAAGGATTTCCTTTCTCGTCCTTCCATTTTTCTTTGAACCACCTTTTCAGTGCAAGACCCTTAGCTGTTTTTCTTACTGCCATTACTTTATCTTACCTCTACGTTTTCTACATTTAGCAATGTATCCACTTGCATAAGCAGATGGAAATACAGCATACTTAGCTTTAGCTTTATGATAACAAGCATCTTTCTTAGACTTTTTAGCCTTAGACTTTTTCTTTTTAGATCCTCCTTTTCTGAAGAATTCTAAAACCTTCATATTTTGAACATCTTTATTAGGCATCTTATCTTCTCTTAAGAGTTTTCTTTTTAGGTCTAGATAGAGTTTTCTTAGGTTTAACTGATCCACCACTAGCCAATGCTTGAAATTTAGTAGCTTCTTTTTTAGCCAAATTTGTCACTCTTTTCATAAGTGCACTATTCTCTTTGATTCTTTTAGCTTCTAATAAAGTATTCATTGCACTGCGGTCTTCCCACTCTTGCATTTCTTTTTTAGTCATAGTATTAGTAAGTTTAATCATTTTCATTATACAGTTCCTCCTTTTCTTAATTGTCTACCCTGAATAGTTCTAGGATTATTAGAATACTTAGGCATGCATTTAGGACAAAAAGTTCTTAATACTGCATCTGGTCCATATGAATCATTAGCTGCAGCTCTGGCAGCTTTGATTCCTTCCCTTGTATAAGGGTATTTTTTTCCATTTACTGTAGGCATAATTTCTATTTTTTTCTTAAGTTTCTACCAAGGATTCTTCTACCGCATGATCCTCCATGCTTATAAGTCATTTTGTTCATAGATGACTCTAATGCAGATCCACCTTTTCCCATGAAACCCATTTTGTTTCTTACAGTTTTAGATAATTTAGGTAATCCTTTATTACCTGCAGGTATTGGATCTAATGATGATCCACCTTTTCCATACATTGTTTTATATCCTGGCATAACTTTTATTTTTTAAATTTAACTTTTCCAATATTTTTCACACTTCTTAGTTAAGTCATCTAGTATATCTTCGTTAAGAGGGTTCTTTAAGAACTCTACTACATCAGAAACATTTCTTCCTAGTATAGCATTTTTCTTAGCATGATATATATGACCATCACTTTTAGTTACAACATGTTTGAAGAATACAGAATCCTTAACAATTGATTTAATTTTTAATGTTTCCATATCCATCTCTACTGTCTTTAAGAAAGTGTTTACAGCTCTTTCTAAGTTACTTTCCATACCTTCTCCATTTATATGGTTATCCATATTTTCATAGATAACATCTAAAGGAGTTGACTTTTTATATTGTGGACTATTTACATCTACAACTTTAGCAACATAAAATAACTTAGTACTATTCTTATCAAATAACTTTTGCAATTCTGAAAGTGCTTTATTTCGCATTTTCTTATACTCAGTTCTTGTAGACACTGTTTGCTCTTCTTTATCTAAATAGAACTTAGGTGGAGTTGGTCTTGATCTTGCATCATCATAACTCTTTGCTACAAGAGAAAAACCTCCAGCTTCTATTGCAAATAATTTTATTCTGTCATAAGGATCATTTACATTTAAATGTATAGGCTGATTCCCTACGGTTAATTCAATTTTATTCCAAAACTCTTGATTATCAGGTTTTAGTAATTTTACTTTGTTCCAAAAGTCTTTGTCTTCTGGATCAATGACATTTGCAGCTAATTCTTTTTCTAAGTCAGAAACTGCTGTTCTAATATTTTTAATTCTAGCATCTTTAAGTTCAGATGGTAGAGTTTTTAATTCTGGAGCAAATTCATTTAAACCAGTAAGGTATCTAACAATACCATTGATTTCTAAACAAGCTAATTGTTCTTGATGTGTAACTCCATCAAATAAACTTAATCCATAATTTTCTAATCCCATATTTTCAGTTCTGCTATCAAAATAAGGTCTGATAGAAATCTTTGAGGATGTAGAAGAGGTTGGTGTTTGCACCATTGTAAAATTATTACTTTTCATTTTTGTTGATTTTTTTGTTGGTTATTAAAAAAAAAGGGAGAGGACTTTCCCTCCCCCTTTTATAAGAATCTATTGTTAGATTAGAATGATCCTCCAGTAACTGGGTTTCTCATAACAATCTTCAATACCTTAGTTGGGTCTTTTACCCATACAGCTGGCATTGTTTGAGACATCATGACTCTGTATCCATTGAATTGACCAGAAGACTGGAATCCTTGGCTACGTCCCATGTAGTCCATTGTACCATTTTGATACCACCACTTAAGTTGATTATCCCAAGATAACTTCAATAAGAAGATATTATCATTAGTGTTATCAGTGATGTCAAAGATAATGAATGAATAAGAAGATAATGGGAATCCATCAATGATTGGGTTCTCAATATCATTAGTATTAACATTATCAAATGCTGGGTTAAGTACAAACTTAACGTTAGCTAAGAAAGGAATCACATAAGAAGTGTAAGCAAAACCAAAGTTAAGATCCATTCCTTGACCAGTGATTGCACCTATGTCAGCAGCTTGAATTACAAGACCTGAAGCAACTGCTTCTCTCTTGATAGCTTCATTAACCATTCTCATTCCACCCATACCAGTTTGAACAATAAGTTGTCTCTTTGGATCTGGACCTTGGAATTCAACTTTTCCATTAAAGAAGTTATAAATCTCAGAACGGAATAAATCAAGGTTGAAGTTATTCTTGTTGTATACTCTTTTGAAAGAGTTATCAAGTTGTTGCCAAAGACCTACAGATAATCTTAAATCATCTGGACCGTCTTGTCTAACTCTACCACCTTGTCCCCACATTAAGTAAGACTCGATGTCATTTGCTACTTTAGTTAAGTGAGCAGCTTCCATATTAGTAAGGAAAGATCTAGATAAGTCACCATTATCAAATGCTTTCTTAACTTTATCTTTACCCATTACTTTTACCATATCTTCTAATGAAGCTACAGAAGGATTTTTAGCATCACCACTAGTTTTCCAGATTTCAGTTACTGGAACAGTACCATCAGCATTCATTCCTCCTTTGATCATAAGATCAGCTCTAGAAGAAACTGAATAATGTACATGAGCCTCAGCTCCTCCTACATAGTTGTAGAATTCACGGAAACCAGTAGCAGTTTTGATGTCAGAGAATCTTTCTCCGTACTCACCTCTTGCAGAACCTTTTCTGAAGTACTTAGTTCCATTTGCTAAGTAAGCAGTGTTAAATGAAGCATTAGTATTGTTATTAACTAATTGAACTGTGTAAACATATCCATCACCTACTGGAAGAATATCTTCATCAGTAATGTAAAGTTCAGCTCCATTGTATTTGTCATAAGTGATGATATCACCATGTCCAAATTCTCTATCACTTAACTTAATACGGAAAGTGTTTCCATCTACCCCTAGAGGGTCTGCTTCTTCAATGTTTTCAATGATGTATGGTAAGTCTTTGGAAACAGGAGTTTGCCATTTGTACTCACCACGAGCATTGTCAACCATTATTACATTTTTACCACCAAAGCTAGACATTTGATAAAGAGGCATTTCAACTTTCTGAGCCATAGCCCAAAGGTCTACTGGACCTAAGTCCATTGGTTCTGCATCTTTCAACATGTTAACCAAGTGGTATGAGTCTACGTGTGAACTTGCCTCATAGGCTGTATCCCGTAGAAAGATACCATTGTTTAAAACTGGAGTTGCCATTTTTTATTTTGTTTTTATTGTTTACTAATTTAAAATCTTTTGAACATAGTGTTCTTTCTTTGTACTGTTCTTTTTGTTGGTTGCTTTCTTCTGTTTGTATCAGCTTTCGGTGTTACACCAGAAGAAGATATTTTATTAGACTGAGCAGTTTTTAGTTGTCTTACTGTTTTTTTAACTGCATCTTGAGAACCTTGATTTTTAAGTTTACTTTTATATCCATCTGGATCTGAAAGTAACCATAATGCTTCTGCAATTAAATCATGCCTTGGTTCTACAAATTGATACTTTTCAAGAAGATGTCCTAATAAGTTTGTAGGCTTTCCTGAAATAGAAGGATAGTTAGGTTGAACTAATCCTGAATATAAAGCATTTTGAGTTTTTCTATCTAGCTTTACATCTCCTAATTTACCATCAGCTAAAGTATTATATACATTATCCATATAAGCTTTTGCTGCATCTTCCTGTTGTGCTTTTAACTGCTCTTGTTCTGCTAACTTTTGCTGAACAATTTTTTCTTGCATTCTATCTAACTTAGGTTTAAACTGATTAGCTTTCTTTTCTAATCTATCACTATCATACCAAGTTTCAATTTCCTCTTGAATTTCTTCAGGAGTTCCGAATCTAGTAGCAGTTAAATATTGTCTTGCAATTTCTGCTTGATGTTGTTCATTACTAGGATCTAAATCCATTACCTCTTCAACATGTGAAAGAGTTCTAAATAATCCTTTTAGATCTGTACCACCATCAGCTACATATTTAGCAGCTACTTGAAGTTCTTCAGGAAGAGAATTAAAAAACTCTTTAGGAGTATCTTGTCTAATCTTAGCTTCTCTTTCTTGAAAGTTAGCTTCAAACAGTTCTCTAAAATCTTTAGTAGTATAATCTTCTAAAGCTTTATCATCATCAAAACCAAATAGAGTACCTTCCTCTATCATTTTAGATGCTAATTCAGCTAAACCACTTTTATCAGTTTTACGTCTTCCAGGTTTAGACTCTGTTTCTTCAGCATCAGAAATCATATCATCCAGTTCAGAAAGAGCTTCATCTACTAAAGCTTTATCTTGTTCTGGAGTTGATTCCGTTGCTACAGGTTCTTCTGTTACAGTTTCAACTTTTTCTTCAGTCTTGTCAATGAACGTAGTATCAAATTCTTCTTCTGCCTTTAGAACATTTCCTGCAGGCTTTTCTTCTTCTTCAGGAACCATTATATTATCTGCTCCTAAATTTGAAAAAATCTCATCAATATTTACATCTACTTGTTCTACCGTTGTAGAATCTTGCACTTGAGTTTCCTCATTCTTTTCTTCTGCCATTTTTTGTTTTTTGTTGGTTATACTTTAATATACTAAAATAAATCTTAAAGATTTAAAATTATTAAAAAAAAATTAATTAAAATTTTACATTATATAGCTAACTAATTTTTTTGGTTAATTTTTCAAGTTGTTTTATATAAAAATTTCTTTCTTCCGATCTTACTAAAGCAATCTCTTTTATAAAGTTTTCTCTTTCCATATGACACTGATTCATAAACTGCTCACGTTCTTTATGCCATACTTCTCTTTCTTTAGTTGATCTAGCAGATATTTCTTCAATCTTTCTAAGCAGCCACCTTTCTCTAGTAATAGCATATACTACCCAAACACCAAGAACTCCGTACTGTGTAAGTATATCAAAAAATTCCATTAACTCTTCTTAGGTTTTTTAACATCATATTTATTCTTATTCTCTCTAGCAATTTGAAGTTGTTTATCAGCAATTGCCATTTGAGCTTGAATCTTCTGCTCTTCAATAGACATTTTTTGATTATGCTTAGTCATATCATTAGCTTGCTTTTCTCTTTGCATTGAAGTTTGTGCTTGATACTGCTGAGTCTTTCTAATGTCATCCATAGCATCTTTATAATCACTTTGCTCATTCTTATTAATATCTACCATTGATCCATAACCAGCAGATTTAATTTCAGCAATAAGAATATCTTTTTGTCTGTCTTTTTCTTTTTCTGCAGCTTCTGCAGTCATTCTCATTTGCTCTTGTTGTTGTTGAGCTTGAATTTGCTGTTCTTGCATTTGCTGCTGTTGCTGCATCTCTTGTTGTTTCTGCTGTTGTTGTTTTTGTTCAGAATCTTTCATTGCAGCATTTAGTTCAGCAATAGAATCTGATTGAACAATTTTACCAAGATCATATATACTAGCTCCTGTAGTATTATTAGTCATTGCCATTTGTTTTAATTGTTCAAGAATAGCTCTATGATTTGCAGTAGTTGATGTAAAGATGTTAAGATCTCTCATTAAAAGGTCTGTACCATTTATTTCAAAATTAACTTTTTCATCTGCAGATGTAATATATGTTAGTCTAGCAGATGGTTTAGTTGAATTATAGAATTGAGCTAAGTCTGTTCTCATCTGATGAACTCTTGGCATCAAGTAATCACAGTGTTGTATAAAGTAAGTTTCTGTTTGAGCATATGATGCATTAACAGCTTGCTCTACACCTGTAGCAGTTTGTTGAGATATCTGCTGACCCATTCTTTGTGGATTAACACCTATCACTTCATATGCTTGTTGTTTAAAATAATTAGATAACTGGATTCTAGACATAAGTCTATTAGTCTGATCTAAATCAAGTTTTTGGAAATGTTGGAAGTTTAATGCATTCTCTGTATTTGTAATAGATGTATCAAGAGGAAGCATCTGGAAATCTTTCATAGCTACATAAGCTTTAGCTAAATTACCTTTACCCCAATCTTCTCCTAATGAATGTTTAGGAAGAGTATTTTGATCTAACATTATTACAGTACCAAGTTCATCAACTAATATATCAGCCATTTGATTATTAACAATGTTATAACCAATTTGAAATGGTTTCATTAAATCAACTAAAGCAGTAGACTTAGTATTTCTATCTGAGAATACAGCACCCTCTACAGGAAGTTTACAACCATAAAGATTATTATCACCTTTAAATTGAAACTTAAGAGGTCCTGGAGTTTTTCTATCTATACCAATATATATTGGAGATAAACCAGAAGGATTATTCATACCCCAGTAACTAGGAATATTTGGTCCTATTTTAATACCACCCCATACTTCATTAATCCATATCCATTCTATATGCTCTCCAAAAACTAAATTATCTTTATTTTTATTTTTGAAGAGTCTAGTATCATAAATAGGTTTATCAGTAACTTTATATTGCTCAGTAATTATTTCATTTATAACTTCACCAGTTTCTGATATCTTAGTAAGATGTCCTAATTTTCTTTGAGATTTCCAATAAGTTGTTGTTACTCTTAATAAATAAGCTGGACCATCATCTGAAAAATCTTCACCTTGTCCAAGAATTTCATTTACTACATCATTACCATCAAATACACTTCCTGACATTGCAGTAGTATATTGTCTCATTGCTAATGATGGCATTTGAGTATTCCATTCATGACTTTGAGTTGGATCATAAAAAGTTCCATCATTTTGATAACCTCCAATATTATATCCTGCTGCTCTTATAGGATAAATAGCTTCTAATGCTTCTAATTGATCTTCTGACATTAAATAACCATACTTATCAATAACATCAGATGGTGTAAGCATATCTGTTTTACCTACCCAGTTACAATCAGATATATATCTTGCATCAGGAGATTTATGGTAAAATGTAAGAACTGGATTCCATAACTCTACCTCATAATCATCTTCCATCATTTTCATATGCCAAAACTCTCTGTCTGTAATAAGCATATCACGGAAAGCTCTTTCTTCAAGTTCTTCAAGTCTAAATTTTTCAACATCAACTTTATGCTGATGTGTTGCCCATTCTTCTATCATAGATCTGTAACTCTTTTTAAAGTACATTTCTATTTCAGGTAAAGTTTTTAAATTTTCTGTACTGGTTTGTTGTCTAGCTTCATCAGAGTTTACATCTAAACCTTGTTCAATCATAGCTGCTTCAACTTTAGTTTTAGCTTGTTTAACAAGAACTTGTTCTACAGCTAATCTTTTTTGTTCAAGCATTTCATTATATGAAAATTCATCAACAGCTCTATATGTTAGTTTAGTAGTTCTTTTTGCAAATTCAGCTACTAGAACATTAATAACATTTGGAATAATTGGATAAAACTTTAATTCTAATGCAGCATCTTCATCTTGAGTAAGAAGTTCTACAAGATCCCTACTTTCATTATCTTCTTCTACAACATAATCTGTTCTATCTATATGACCCTTTGCAAGCTTGTAATTCTTTAATAATTTTCTTGAAGTTCTTTGAAGTTGTTTTAGACCATTCCACTCTAACCAATCTATATTCCATGCTGCCCATTCAGCATCTTTTTTCTTTTTAGGCAAAAACTGTAAAGGTTGTGTTATTGTACCTAATCTATTCTGTTCTACCTTAGCTCCATTTTTTAACTGAAGTGCGTTAAATACTTGCATAGTTATTATTTAATATTTCTGAAAGCAGATCTTTTAAAACCTTTTCCTTTATTTTTTCTTCTTTTAGTGCCCAAATGTCTGAACGGACTCTTATTTAATTTAAACAAATTTTCTGACTTTTGCAACTTTTTAGCTACATCATCTCTAATAACTTGCTTAGTGTAACCTCTATTAGATTCTTGTATTTTCATAAAAGATACAAGTGCTGCAAAAGATACTAATCTATCCACGTTAACTCCATCTGCATATTCTTGCATTTCTTTTATCAGCATAGGATCTGGAATTCTTTCTATTCCATAAGTGGTTTTAACAACAGTACCATCTTCTTTTGTTTCTTGATCAAGCTCTTCTCTTACAAACTCAATTGCATATGATAACAAATGTGCCTTGAATAATGTTCCTGTATTCTTCCAACCATATTCTTGATAAACATTCTTATTTGCAGCAAGATCTTTTAAGAACATGATTTGACTCTTAGGTACTAAATATTTTTGTTTTTTTCTAGATATCATATACTGGATAAATAAAGAAATGTTATTCTCTATTACTGTCCAGGCATTATACCATTCTATTATAAGCTCTAGTCTTTGATGTGTTTGTTTTATATCATCAAATCTTCCACACCAGGCAGCTACAATTTTACTTTGTTCAACATACGTTTCTGTTTCAACTCCAGTAACTTTAGTTACTTCTACAGAAGCCTTCATTACATAAATAGAACAGAGAGAGTCTGATGTTGTAGTCTTACCTTCTGATACAGGGTCAATAGAAGCATAATAAGTTCCAAAGTCTGGTTTTTCTTTATTAGGTCTTTCCCATACTACTAAACACCCTGTTTTGTCTTCTGTCTTTTTATTTATAGGAAACTGCTTTATTGGTTGTTTATTACTTTTCTTTACTGTAGGTTTACCATTAGCATCTGTAGATATATCTAGAAACTCATAACCATATTCTTTTTCTTCTATTCTTCTAGCTTGTGCAGAAAGAAGATGTGTAGGAAATACAGAAACAGATCTATTATCAAAAGCTTCTTTTATATTTCTTGGATGCTGAGATATTCTTAACTGGTAATCTTCTGGAGCCAGTTCTCTTTTCCAGTCATCAAATTGTTTTTGTAAAGCTTCAGTAGCTTCTTTTACTTTAGAATTACCATACTGGTCTATGTGCGGAGGCATTGACCATTGTTCAGGAATGAATAAACCTGACATACCTTCAGTACCCTTATGATCAATCAAATTAGTTTCTACAGCATAGACATCTTTTGAAGTTGGATTAAGTATCATATCCTTTAAAGGATTACACTGTGATAAATCTCCTACTGATCCTGCAGCAATAAATAGTCCTGTAGTAGTAAGTCCTGATCTCATTGCTGGTCTCATATACTCATATGTCTTGTCCATCTTAGGTGCAATACCAGCCTCCTCATGAAAAAAGTATTTAACTGGACCTCCTACTCCATTTGTAGGATCTTTCTCAAATGACATACCTTGTATAGTTCCTTTAAGACCTACTTCAGTTTTTCTGTTACCTTTCCTAACTTCAATCTTTTGCTGCCACATCATTACCTTACTAGGGTTCATTGGTCTATACCATGCAGTATGTTCATTTAAGAATGCAGCATATTCATCTAGGAACTTCCAAGATCCTTTTTCATTTATATAATCTTTAAGACTTGCTCCTATCTTTAGAGTTACCCCGGCTTCAAACCATTGCTGATTAATGAGCTTTGCCATATGATAGTATGATGAGGCTATCTGTCTTTTCTTTAGAATAGCTACATGTTTATAGTTTAGTTCTGCTAGCATTTCATATAGTGCCATATGATATTGAGCATCTCTAATATCTGCAAAACCAAACTGCTGTATTTCTTTATTAAATATTGGTAGGAAGTTTAGCCACATATAGTAGTCTCTGGCTATATACCAAGTTTTATCTCCTGATTTAAATATTACTCCTTTTCTACATTTCTTTTTCTCACCTTCCCAGTATGCTATAAAATCTCTAGATTTAAATGGAGCTACACAATAAACATTTGTTTCAGTAAATTTTGTTGCTTGCTTATTAAATTCTTTACTAGTTTCATCAAATTCATATTGACCAGGTTCTTTAAATATATCTCTTACAAATGTGGCAAACTCTTCTCTAGATTCAAAATCTGTAGTTTCCCAAGTTCCATTATTCCACGTTGGTATATCTTGATATATTTCTGTTTTATTGATCATATCCTAAACCAATACCTCCTCTAACACTACTCTGCTGTTCATCCTGAAGATCTTTATAGGCACCTTTAAAAGACTCTCTAATTTGTTGGTATTTAGCTGCAGCATTAACTAGTGAGTTTATGTTACCATCTCTACCATGTTCAATTGGTGTAGTTTGCATATATCTACCTAATCTATCTAACATAGCTGCAATACCTTTATATGCTCTAGATGTTGGAGTCTCATACATTTTTTGACAAAACTTTAATGCATTATGTATATCATCATCTTCTGTAGAAAACTCTGCATCTACTTCTGCTAATATTATTTCTTCTTTTTCATGCTCTGGTGTATGAAAGAAAGGGTTCATATCAGGATTAGGACAAGTCATGTAAAATAAATATTGGTATATCTTTAAATAATCATCAGGATAAGTATCCATAATATGTTTTAAAGATTTTAAAGTATAACAGTGTTCTGTAGGAATTACTGTTCCGTTTTCTATGTCAAAGAGTTTAGCTATCATTTCTTTTTTATTTTATTTCTATTATCATGTAAATAGTGTATTAAAGATATCACCTCATCCTTTAAATAAGGAACTGGAATTTGAACTAGTTCTTTTAAAACAGGATCACCTTCCGGTGTATATTTATGAATAGGATAACCATACTCATCTTTACCTTCTTCTTCAAACTGAACATGATGTATAAACATATTACCAGGTCTTAATTTAGGATTATGTTTTATTATAATATACATATAAATACTGAGTTGTAAGGCATAATGATTAAAATTACAATCTTCTATATGAGATAAAGGAAACTGCATTTTTTGAGAAATACCTTCCCAATCTTTATAAGAATTCATTTTAATTTCTTTATTTGTTTTATAGTCAATAACTGTAACTTTTCCATTAACTACTTCAACTAAATCAGATTGTCCACATATGCCTGCAGATTTTAAATACACCATATGTTCAGGATATACACCAGGATCAAGCTTTTGACTAGGTGCATATTTTAAACCATTTTCTTTAACAATTGGAGCAAAAACTGGAACAGTTGTTCCATCTCTTTCAATTGAAGCTAATGAGCATAAGTCATCCTCTCTTTGGTTATGATAAAATGTTCCGAGCTTCATTGCTCTTTCAGATTCTTTTTTCCAAACAGCTTCAATCTCTTTTGGTTTCATTCCATACCATTTAGAGTTTTTTCTTTTAGCTACTTTCTTAGCAACCTTTGCGGCATCAAAAGGTTCTTTAAAATGAGATGTTAATGTAGTTACACTAATCCAATGTATATTATCTTCATTAGAACTTACATAGCTATGATCTGATTCCTTAAATATAATACTCATAATTCTCCTAATTTATCTTCTTCTTCTAATGTCATTAATGCAGGCCATTCTCCTATAGGACAATTTGAAGATAATGATCTTGTCTTAAAAGCTAAAGAACAACCGCAGTTTCCACAACAAGGTTGTGTACCCGGCATTTCACACTTAGATCCTTTAAGATCTATTTCAACACACTCTGTACAAATATTCATTCTTTTAGCAGCCACTTCTTCTACAAACTCATCTCTCATTACTGAGTTCTTAATACCTTCATAAATTTGTTTTCTATTCTCCCAAATTTTCTTTAGACTTAGCATTGTTTTTATTTTTTAAAAATTCTTCTTTTCTTTCTTTTTCTTTTTTAATTTGTACATCTAAGCTTTCTAGCATTGATATCTTTTCTTCTAACATTTTTTTATTATAGTATGCTGCAAATGTAGAAGTGTCATGATTTACTAAATATTTTTTTAATCTAGGTATTGATTTTTCTACTACATACCCTTTAGCTTTAAATACACCTAGACCTGTTATATTAATTCTAGGATGATATAAATCACTTAACAACGTTCTAACATTTTTATAATAAAACTCTACTAAATTTTCTACTAAATTTTTTGAAATATCTAAATCTTCGGAAACCTCAGTATAAATTAAATTACATTTTTTGGGATTCATTTTCCTAAGAATTTATAATCTAACAAAATAGTACCTTCAGTTTGAATTTTAATATTGTCATTTATAGATATAACCTTCTTATTCTTTAGATCTTTTTTTACAAGTCCATTCTTTTCACATTTGTTTATACAGTTTCTAACAGTTTGCTGAGATTTAAAAATTTTATGCTCTTCAGCAGCATCATAACAAAAATGAGTTAATTCTATTGGACCAAGTGAACTTAATAAGGTTAAACAATCTAAATCAGAATTACTCACCGTTATACCATTTATATAACAGTGAGTTAATATCTGGAATTTTATGATGTGCTTTTTAGACATCATAACCTTCTTTTGTACCTGGTTAACTAAAGCCATTATGCTTCTGTTTTAAGTACTCTTTTTTTAGCTGATTTTGGTTTAGCAGCTGGTTTTGGTTTAGGACTTTGTTGAGGTAATTCCTCTTCCTCTTCAGGGGGAGCCATCATCATTGCATATTGCATTTGAATCTGAGCTCTCTTAAATCTAACTTCATCTAAGTCAGATAATACTTTTTCATATTCAAATTGAGCTTTGAGATATCTTAAAGAATTCTCATAGAACTCTAACATCTCTTCTTTTTTATCTTCCAATTCTTCTGGAGATAAATCTTCATGTTGGTTTGGATTGTTCATAATTGTATATTTAGATTTAAGCAAATATACAAAAAAAGTTTAAATGTTTATAGTTTAAACCTCTATCTATTTTTTAAAGTAAAATTTAAGATTGTAATAAGATAAAATTTTCTAGATATATCTACTTCTAAATTAAAAATATCTAATGAAGATATTCTTAGACGGATCATTACTTTATCCCACTGCTTATTTGGATTATTCCAGTTATTTCTAAATTTCATTTTTTTCTTCTATTTCTTGAATCATTTGAAAGTGTATCTTAGCTATTCTATCTCTACCTTCTTCAGGTAATAAGTACTTATGACAGTTACTATAGTTAGTCATAAAGAAGTTTTCTGATAGTATTGCTGGCATAGATGTATGCTTAATCACATAAAAGTTAGCTTCTTTATCAGGATCTCCATCTCTTGTATCTCTTCTCATCTTTTCTCCTGGAAACTCAGCTGCTGCTTTCTCATACAGTGTTGTAGCAATCTTATCTGATTTAGTTGTACCTGGAGTAGTATATACTGACCATCCATTAGCAGACTCTTTATCAAAACCATTAGCATGTATACTGATGTATATACACTTCTTTTTTGCTGACTTAGCTATCTTATTAGCAGATCTAACTCTTTCTCCTAAGCTTACATCCTTTTGAGTATCAACAAGATTGACATAATCAATACCATTATCTTTACAAAGCTTTACTAATCTATTTACTATAGCTCTATTAAACTCTCCTTCATAAAGAATGCTGCCATCATCCCATCTAGGTGATCTTTTACCTGATGTTTGGTATTTACCATCTATGATTCCACCATGTCCATTATCAAATAACCATATATAGTTTGACTCTTGGACAGAACCAAGGTTAATATCTTTACCGCAATGTGGACATATTGTTGCTTCCATTATTTATCACCTTTTAATTTGCTATACTTGTCCATTGATGTAAGACCTAATGCACCAAATGCAAATAAAGCCACAGCATCAACTAAGTATTCAGCTGGTCTAATCTCTTCAGGACTAAATGTATTAGCAATTAAACAAGCTACTAGAGCAAATATACATAATAATCCAGACAATCTCTTAGATGAATAAGCACCTGTCTCATCACTCAATAATTCTTTAAAAAATGTTTTCATAATTTAGTTTTTAAAAATTTACACAGTCTATATATGCCGTATAAGATTAACAATATTAAAGAAAGATACACTCCTTTGTTTATAAGTTGTTTCCACTTAGGAGTTTTTTCATAATACTTTACAGGTATCTTTCTTTCTATAATTTTTTCTACAGTTACAGTATCGCATTTACCACTAATATATACAGAATCATGTATGGTATCATGATATATTTCAATTCTTAGTCTTTCTTTTTCTATAACTAAAGTATCTTTTCTAATCTCAGTCCAGAAATGTTGAGAGAATACTGTATCATGTTCTACCTTTTCTACAGTAAGTCTTACAGTATCTAATACTTCTACACTGTCTATAGTAAGTAAATAGGGATGCTTTTCTACCAGTCTGGTGAATCTAGCTTTTGGACTACAAGCAACTAATGCTAGTAGTAGGGATATAAAGAAAATTCTTATCATTTAGTTTTAATTGCATGAATAGCTTCAATGATTTCTATCTTCATTTTAGCCATATCATCTCTCAAGTCAGCTATAGATTTTTCTTGCTTTTCTCTATTTATTTCAACCTTATCTTTCACGTCATCTATTCTTTTATGAACCACATCAACATCTTTACTTAAGTTATCTAAAATCATTTGTTGTATTGCTACTTTATTTTTCAGTGTAAACCAAACTGTTAATGCTCCCACTAAAGCTGATAGGATTGATAGCAGAGCATCAAAACCCACCTGCATACTTGAAATTTCCATTCTTCAATATTTTATACATAAATAATACTTATTATAATATACGAAAATTATTTAAATTATGAAAATTTACACAGGGAACTTGTGTGAATCTATACCTCTGTGGTATATATCAACACCTCCTTTAGTATCTCTTCTATATCTAATGTTTAAGATTCTACCTCCTACAGGTTTAATAGGAGCTCCTCTTTCTACATGCCACCCTTTGGATCCATCACCATATTCTTCTTTATATGTACCTGTAAGCATCATGTGAATTTGTCTTTGCTCTTGTCTATAGTTATCTCTACCTTGTATTAATTTATCTCTTACATCATTTCTAGCTGCATTCTCATGTATATGCCCCATTGTAAACACATCAAAGTCTTCATACATTTCTAAAGCTCTAGTAAGATTCAAGGCTCCTTTAGTTACAATACCTCCTCCACCAGATCCGTGAAAGTATCTTATCTTCATAGTTCTTACTACACCACCTCTGTCTCTTCTAGTACCTCTGAGAATTTGATTTACAAGTATCCAGCCACCATAGCCACCTACTTGCACATTAGTATTATTTTCATGATTAAGCATTTTAACAAATCTAGCAAGTATATCTGTTTCTTGCCATTTAATAATACCTGTTTCATGATTACCATATCCTATAACAGTAAGTAAGTGAGAGTATGGTGACCACCATTTAACAGCAGTTTCTACAACACTATCTAAATATTTTGCATTGTTATGTTCTGGTCTTATATCAGATTTATTTTTTCTATTATCTCCTCTTCCTTGCATGAGACAAAACATGTCTCCATTTATCATAATAGGAATAGATTCTTTTACACAGTAATTTAAATCTCTTTTTAATGTATCCCAGTCACACTTTGGGTTATCCCAGTGTATATCTGACAACATGGCAATCCTAGCCTTTGTACCCTCAAGTTTAATCTCATGGATATTAGCAGCATGTGCTTTTATTTTCATATTTCTTTTTTTTTAATTTCTTCTATTCAGGTGGAGTAGGAATATACTTACCTGAAGGTCCTTGAAATTTATCAGAGTTACTTTCTACTGAATTTTTATAATAATTATCAATACCCACATCTTCATTTACAAATGATTCTAACTCATCTTCAGTTAAAAAAGCATTTATAGTGGGTTGACCTGTTACAACTTCTGTAACTCCTTGGTCACCAGCATAACCAAATACAACAAGACCAGTTTCTCCTTGACTGTTCATTACATAGAACCATCTATTAGGGTTATTTTTTGTTATTTCATTTATACTAAACTGTGCCATTATATTTTATATTTTATGTACATCCTGAATCTGTTATAGTCCATCCTGCTGTAATTAATGTTGCTCTTGCAGTAGCTCCTGAAGATGGAGCACAACTATATTGGGATTGATTTGCAGATAATGTTACAGTATTAGTGTTTGTTGCAGCTGCTCTAATTAAAAGATTATCATATGATGTTACATTTAAAGGTGAGCTTGTCAACATGCTTCCCATATTTGTTGTTCCTGCAAAACTTACAGAACTATCAAAAGTTAATGTAGTAAGTAGAGTTTGGTTATTAAAAGCACCAGACCATGTAGTAACTCCACTAAAATTACAATTAGCTCCAAAAATTACTGTTGTTAATGTTTTAGGAGCAGCAGTGTTATATGTTATAAAATTACTTAGATCAGTTATAGCACTAGGTATAGTTACATTAGAAAAATCTAAAGTTTGAATACCTGTTGTATCATAGAAAAGCAATTTCATAACATTACCACTACAGTTACTTAAATCCCAAGAGCTTGAAGGAGCAAGTGTTTGATTACTGTCTTCAAATCTAGCATCTCTGAACATTTGATAAACAGTTGTTGCAGTAGACATATCCCAATTAGTTACATTAGGTATTACACCTCTGCTTCCTGCTGTAAGAGAGTATCCATTTTTATTAAAAGTACCACTAAAAGTAGTAACAGACCAATTTGCACCAAAGTCATCATGAAAGTTATGTGTATCAAATTTTAATCTATAAGTGAGATAAAAAGCATTAGTCATGTTAGTGGCAGAGTCAGCTCTTAAAGTATTTAATCCTACTATATCAGTAAGATAAGTACAGGTACTAAACATACCTGAAAAACTAGTTATATTACTTATATCCCAATTAGTAAGGTTAACAGTACTCAAACCATAAGACTGTAAAAATAAATTAGCTCCTGATGTGAAAACTGAGGTATTGTTCCAACCTGTTAAATCTAAATTACAACCTCCTGTTGCTCCTGGTGTATAACCAATTTTTCTAAACATTTGAGTTGTTGTAGTACCTGCTGCTCTTAATGTCCAACCTGTTATATCAGTAGCTGATGTTAAATTAGCATCGTTAAACATTGAACTCATATTTGAACAGGCCGCCCAATTTAAATTAGGAGCAATAACAGCTAATCCTGCACCACTATTTCCTGATTGACTAAACCAACTTGAAGCATTTGTAACAGTACTAACATCCCATCCTGTAATATTTATAGAAGTAACGTTAGCCATTTGAATAAAAGCATTCTGAGAAGTAGTACCAGCAAAAGCTGAAGTATTCCAGTTAGATAAGTCTAAAGATATTATAGAGTCACACCCTTTAAATAATTGATATGGGCCTTTATATGAAGCACCTACAGTCATATTAAAATTAGGAGCATCTGTAGCTGTGTATGTCATATTAATACATTCAGTAAACCACTCCCTTAACCCTCTTATAGTTGTATTTGTACCCCATTGCTTAAATTCAGTATACTGTGCAGCAGTTGTAGTATCACTATTTCTTATATAAATGTCTCCAGTAATCTTAATTTCATAAGTTCCTGCTACAGCATATGTATGAGTTTTATTAACATCAGTAACTCCTGATTCTGAATTACTATCTCCCCAATCTACATCATAATTATTTACACTTGGAGTTTGACTCCTTATAACAAAATCTTCATTAGGTGCAGTTGTAGTAATAGTAAAAATCATTGACTCAGTATCCACAGTATTTTGTGGAGGAGAAATTCTAGTTCCTACACTTCTTCCTAGAGACTTGGTTGTGTTAATAGAAACACCCATGACTTATGCTACATAAATTACCAAAAGATCTCCTGCATTTCCACCTGCTGGATCTGGATCATAATCAAAGGTGCTTGCAGCAAACTTATTCATATTACCACCTGCATCAAAATTTACAGTTTCTCCTGCTTTAAGAACTATTCCTAAAACATTTGCATCTACTGCAGCTGCGTTATAAAAAGATACAGACTTCATAGAAGCTGCAATTGTTACTAAACCTGAAGCAGTTGCTCTTAACATTGCAGGCATTGC